TAGACAGCAGCAAGAAATTACAGGTGAGCGGCAGCCTGTAGAACAGGTTAGAGAGACTAGACCAGTAGAAGCTGTCGAAACATCAGTTGAGGTTGTCCAAGTAACTCGGGAGCCAAGACCAGAACCTGCTCCAGAACGTGTTGTTGTTAGGGCAGAGCCGATAGTAGACGTGGCAAGACCTGTCGAAGCCCAAGCCGCTCCTGTTGAAGTAGCCGCAGAGACACGAGCAGAACCTGCGGCAAAAAGCGTGAGCGCTGTTGCAAAACCAGCCATTGATGTTGTTGGGATTGCTATGAGCCTTACATCCCAAAGCTATCAGCCGCAAACGGTTATGAGTGTAGATGAGATCGACTCAGACCAAGCAGTAACAGAGATGCAGCAGCAAATTACTGAGGTATTTGTAACTCAATCAGAACAGCAAGAAGTAAACGGGCTGACTCAAGAAAGTTTGGCTCCTCCAGCGCAAATGCAGTTTGAAAACGATTTTAACGATGCTATTGCGACAGGGCAGAGCGTAGGGCAATTCTTGTCAGCACAGCTACCGGACTTTAGCCGCTTTGACGTAACACCTCCGAGCCGCGACGAACAGCGCACAGTGCAAAGAGCTGAGACGCAGATTCGAGCTATGAGCCAAGCTGATGTACAGCAGAGTTTAGACAGCCAGCTAGAGAACTTAGAGGACACGGGTGGATTTACAGACCAGAGCCTTGCTGTTTTTTTAATCTCTAACAACCCGGCGTTTAGTCAGTATCAAGATGTAAGTCTTACAGATAGAGAGTTTTACTCGTCCACGCAACCTTATCCAGCAAACAATATTCGGGCAAATCCTGTGGGTATTTTGCGTGTGACGGGTAATCAAGGCTACAACGATTTGGTGGACCTGCAATGGCAGAGATAGAAGTCGGTGAGGTAAAGGTATCTGGCGGTAAGTTACTGCTAATTATACCGTTTTTAGGTAGTATTGGCGCAGCGATGTGGGGAGGCTTCGAGTTGTATCAGCGTTTGTTGGATGCCGAAGAAGCAGTAACTGCCTACGTTTCGCCTGACTTTAGCTCGTATGACGAAGAATTAGCCGTATTAAGCACTAAATTAGATGCTGCTGAAGTCTTAATAGCAGCCGTGGAACGAGCTTTAGATCAAGATATAGTCGAGTTGATGAATAACATAGACCGCCTGCAAGTCGATATAGACGCCACAGAGCGGATTGCTAGAGGCACTGATGATTCTGTTGTCTTAGCCACGAGAGAGCTTAGAGATGACGTGTACGCTTTAGAAGAGCGTGTAAACGACAGTCTTAGAGATGTAGATAACGAACTACGAGCAATGCGTGATGACCTTGAAGAACGTATCCAGCGCATACTGGATAACCCTTTAAACGTGGAAGAGTAAATGGAATTTCAAACTGGATTTAACGTATTTTTAGCAATCATTAGCTTTGGTGGCGGTTGGCTAGTTAATCGTGTTTTTGTCTTGCTTGATAGAATCGACGCTGACATGAAGCAAATACCTGAGAAGTATGTTGCCAAAGATGATTACCGCGAGGACATCCGTGAGATCAAAGAAACACTAGGCGCTATTTTTAAGAAACTAGATAACAAGGCCGAGAAATGAAACTTGATCCTGTTTTACTAAATATGGCTGCAAGCTGGTCAGAGAAGGCTTACAACCAGAAGAATAAGGACGCCATAAAGATAGAAAACAAGATCACAGGAGCCACGGCTTTTGTAATCAAGCGCAAAAGCATAGATGTTATTGCTTTTCGAGGTACTGAGAAAAAGCTAAACGACATCATAACTGACCTGACTGCTATCCCGGTTCCGTATGCCGGAAGGATGTGCCACGCAGGTTTCGTTCTACAACACGCTTCTATCTGGAAAGAGATCAAGAAGCACATTGACCCAAAAAAGCGAACGATGTTTACAGGCCACAGTCTAGGAGGTGCGCTCGCAGAGATGTCTGCCTCCAAGATGAACGGCAAGCACGACAATATCAATCTCATCACATTCGGTAAGCCGAACACGTTTTTTAAAGGCTTTAAGAGGCCGATGAAGCTCGACAATCAGATATCCTGCGTAAACGGCAGTGATATGGTTGCACGAGTCCCACGGCTGCTCTACGGGCCTTCTAAGTCGCAGACAATGCTATACTTTAGCAATACAGGCCCAGACTATATAAATCCCAGCAAGGACACTAGAAGAGCTGACAGAGGCGGCGTGGCCGATAGAGTCGCTGACCACAGCATGAACGATTACAAGAAAAGGCTAAAAGAGTATCTTGATTCTCAAGAGAAGGTAAAGCCTATAAACCAAGAAGCTGCTAGGCAACTGGAGAAAATGAAATGAGACTGATTTGTCTATTGTTTGTGTTTACCTTATCAAGCTGCACATCTGTTGAACAAGTTATTGCTAACAAAGAAATATACTGCTCTTCCTTTTACAAAGGTGTTCGGGCAGTGGGCAGAGGAGCGCTTTCTGCCACGGCTGGCGTTATTGTTCCTGACGTTTGCGACACAATTGACACTATTGTGGAAACTGTCGAATGAAATTAGGCGGCTTGCTTAAATCACTAGCGCCAACGATAGCTAGTGCTGCAGGCGGTCCGATGGCAGGAATGGCTGTAAAGATGGCTGCATCTAAACTAGGCTTGCCTGAAACTGCAACTGCTAATGAAATCGAGGATTTAATAGAGCGCGAACCTGACAAAGCGGTTCTTGTAAAACAAGCAGATCAAGATTTTAAAACAAAGATCCGAGAAATGGAGATAGACCTTGAGTCATTTAAGACTGAGGTTGAGGACAGGAAGGATGCTAGGACTAAGTTTGCAAGCGATGTTACGCCTAAAGTCTTTTGCATTCTTGCTCTTATTTTGTACGGAGCTTATGTAATGACCGTGACTATTCTGCCTCACGATCAAAATGATGAGACCATAATCTCACTCGTGCTGGGCCAGCTATCAGGAATACTGGGAACCTGCGCGGCGTTCTTCTATGGAGGCTCTCAGAAGTGAATAAGATGGATAAGCTAATTGAACAACTAAAGCGCCACGAAGGCGTAGAAACTCACGCTTACAAATGCTCAAGCGGTAAGCTGACTATTGGCGTTGGTAGAAATATTGATCCAGAGGGCGGCATAGGGCTGGCAATGGAAGAGATAGAATACCTGCTGTCGAATGACATCCTTCGATGTATAAAAGAGCTTAGCGCTGAGTATCCGTGGTTTGGTCAATTAGATGAAACGCGTCAAGAGGCAATCATTAATATCTTCCTGAATCTGGGCGCGACAAGGTTTAGACTTTTTAAGCGAGCACTAGCCGCGATGGAAGAGGGCAATTACGATGAGGCTAGCACTGAGTTTCTTGATAGCCGATGGGCAAAGCAGGTAGGCGGTAGAGCGTTAGAGCTTGCCGATATCATAAGGTCAGGCGAGTATGTATGATCCTTATATCTTTGTTTGTGAGATTGTTAGAGTCGTTGATGGAGATACTATTGATGTCAATGTTGATCTGGGTTGGTCTGTTAGTGTGCGTAAGCAGCGCATTCGTCTGTACGGTATTGACGCTCCCGAGTCTCGCACTAGAGATTTGGAAGAAAAACAATTCGGCAAAGCCTCTAAGAAGTTTGTCAAAGACTTTCTGAACAGCGATCACATACTTCTCAAGACGAGAGAGAAAGGCAAGTACGGCAGATATTTAGGTGATTTCTGCGTAGATGATAAATGGCTCTGCGATGAGATGATACAAGCTCACCACGCTGTTCCGTACTACGGGCAGAACAAAGCTGATATAGCAGCCGCGCACATCCGTAACAGAGAATTAGTGCAGCTCTGATCCGTATCGGTCACTCTCTTCCATATACCTGAAGAACTCTTTGCTGCGATCTTCGTCAGCGAAAACAAAGTCTTCAAGATGTCCAAGGTTCCAAGCAAGCGTGGCTATGTAGTTAAGGTCACGGCTGTTAAAGTTTTCAGCAGCTCTCTTCAGCCATTCTTCGCAGTCTTCTGGATTTTTTAAAATAAAACTTATGCCTTCCATTTTGCGATCTCTTCAATATCTTTTAAATAACGGTATCCTAACAGCCTAGCGTCTGATTTTATTCGCCTAGTCTTAACTATTTCTCCGGCGGCGTAATCGTTTCCTTTTTTTGTGGTCCAAAACCATTCTTTGCTGCAGTAGCCCATAACAGCAATTTCTTCTTTGTCTATGTCAACGCAGCAAAAAATGTAAACATCACACTTTTGATGGTCTCGTAGATACGCCGTAACCAATCCGTTACCTGCTTCTCGCTTTCCGTACTTCGGCGCTCGACTACTTTTAACGTCAAATCTCAGACCTTTCACAATTAGATCGTAATCTTTGGAATCGGCAAAATCAAAAGAGATGCCGAGTCCATCTAATACCTGACAGGTAGCTAGCTCGCCAAGAGTGCCTGTTATCTTGCTGTTACTATTTACGCTTTGATAATTTAGCGTTTCAGGCTCACCGTAGGCAATGTCTAGCCAGTTGGGATCAATCTTCAGTATTATCATTCACAGGCCACGGAACGTGGATGCCGAACTTTTCGCCAAGGTATTTATTCAAAACTTCATACGTTTTAATGTAGTCTACTTTGTTTACCTTTGCGCTTGATTCTTCACCCGTCTGAGCCTTCTGAACGGGTTTCCACAGGTAGCTTTTAACAGCCTCACGGTTCCACTCAATCTCTGGATGATGCTCAAGCAGAACTCGTACATCCAAATGGCGTTCGTTCAGCTCAGCGGCTATCTGCTCGCACCATAAATGAAGTGCAGAGTTTTGCCTGATGCTACGTTGCTTACCTGTCTTGCAGGTTATGACCAAGTATCGGTCCTTTTGCCAAGCCTCTTCGATATGCTTCTTAACATTTTCTAATTTATGCTCAGTGTTTACGATCCACAACTCACCCGTCATTTGAGTCTCCTAGTATTCAATGATGTCTATAAAACCAACCGCACCAGCATCTCTGACAGCCTTGATGCGCTTGTACTCTTCACGGTAGTGCCGTGCCACATCCTTCTTGTTCTTGTTGATAGTCTTAGCTAAGCCGATGTCGTTGCGCTTCTCACGCAGTATCTCAAGCATCGCCTCTCCTACCTTGTTGACCATCCATTTGTGAAAGTCATCCGGGTTGCCGCCGAGCTTCTGATGGCATCCGAAGCAATGAGCAAAAACATTGTCAGGGCAATATCTTATAGCCTTGTGCCGCCGAGAGAAGTAGTGCGAGGCGTGGAGCGCAGAGCTGTTCTCCTCGTACTTCTTCCCGCAGCATTCACAAGTCCAATCAGCAGCCTCTCGGACGCACTTAGAAAACCATCTATCTTCTGGCTTGATGGTTATTTTAGGCATCAGACTTCCTCACCTTCACAATGTGAAAGCCGCCATTGGTTACCTGCTGTACGTCGAAGGTAATGTCCTTGCCTCGCAGCCAGCCTTTGATTGACCAGTAAGCTCTTCGCATTTCATCGTA